TGTGATGTAATTCTTTGCTCTTCCTTCATAAATTCATCCATCATTTCAGCAATCAATATTGCTTTTCTAGATTCAATTTGCATTTGAAGTTGTTGAACTTGCATTTGCATTTGAAGATTCTGTGCAGCCATTGGATCTTGAGATAATTGTTGTAGTTGTTGTAATTGAGTTGTGAATTCTATTTCTACTTGTTCTAAAGCCATCAAAGAAATATGTTCAAAAATGTTTTTCTCTAATGCACCCATAATAACTGGATTATTTCTTGCCATGTTTGTAGACATGAAATTTAAATGTGAAGTGATATGAGCTCTATGATCTTGTCCTCTAAATGCTTGGAACGGTTGTCCTGATAAAGAATCAATATGCTCTAATGCAGGATCTTTTGGTGCTGGTGGTTGAGGTACATTTAAAATTTTATCTATATCTCTAACTCCTAAAGCTTCATACATTTTTCTGTAAGCTTCATATAAATTATGAATTTGTGGATTAGATTGAGCAAGTTGTAATTGAGTTTGTGCTAAACTAATTCTTTGAGTTTGTGAAAATATATTTGGATCAGCAACTGGAACAATATCTACTCTGTCATCAAAGTCAGTTTGTTTAATAGTTCTTTGTCCACCTACAACATCATAAGGATATTCTGGAGGCAAGTAGAGTGCAAACACTCTAGATAATAATTTAAATTCTTGTTTCATTGAAGCATACAATCGTTTGTGAATTGCAGACATTGTTCTGCTGCCTCGTTCCAATAAAGCCACCGTCGTACCTACTGCTGCTTGTTGATTTCCATCCCCTATTTGTATGTCAGCAATTGAAGCAAAACGTTGACCTGCTTGAACCACAACACCCATTAATTGTAATAAAGTTTGTGAAGGTTCTTTAAATGGTAAAGGCATAAATGCATCTCTTAAGTTTCCTCCAGGCGCATCTACATCTCTAAACTCTCCAGGTTGAATAGGTTGTGCATCATCTCTGACACGAATACCTCTTTGTTTAAATCCTGATGGTAAATTAGATAATGTTCCAGCATCTAATAACTGTCTTAATGCTGATGTAGCAGTTCTAGATAATCCACCAATCATATGGATTAATCCAAAGCCATAAAATCCTAAACCTGGTAAAAATTTAAAGTGAACAAAATATTGGATCTTCTGTTTTCTAGGATCTCCAATATTATAGTTTCTACGAATAGATAAAATTTCACGAGAGCCTTCTTCTATCGTCACTATGTAAGGAAGTTTAATTCCAGTTATTTCCCCGTTGGGATCACGATCTTCAAAGCCCTCGATATCTAAATTTACATGACATTCTATTAAAGTAAAGATGTCATTATTTTTTTCTTTTCTAATTCCTTCTAATTCTCTCTCTTTGGCTTTTAATTGATTATCTACATTATCCATTGCAGGAGATAATTCTATATCTCTATAGAAACCATTGACTTGTTGTTTTCTTAAATCGTTTTCAGTTGTTTTAATGACATGCATTATAGCATCCGCATCATCTAATGATGTTGCAGAATAAGGAACTATTAAATCATCTGCAGGTATAAATTTTGAAACTGCTCTTTCAAGTAAAGAATCATAATAAACTTTTTTAAATGTAGATCCTGATAATGGTAAATAAAATAACATCTGATCAAATTCAGGTTCATATTCTTTCATCTGATCCATGATTTGATAATTCATAAAGTCTTTAACTCTATTTGCTTGATCTTCTTTTTGTCTATCGTTTAATCCAACAACTTGAGTTCGCACCGGTCCGTCTGCTGGTAATAATTCTTTGTAAGCTAAAGCTTGAAATTGTGTAACTGCTTCTGCAAGAACTGGGTGAGTTGCACCACTCGCTCCTCTAAAAGGTTCTGTTCTTCTTTCATATTTAAATCCAAGTAGATCTAAACCATCGGTATAAGCAGTCTCCCAATCTTGACGTGAAGATCTATACTCTTCATAATTTTGAAAAAGTTCTGAACCTAATGGCATTAAAACTTCTTCTGGTAATAGTTCTGCTAAATTTGCAAAATGATCTGGAGTTTGTTCTTGATTAAAAGCTGCTGGTTCAAAATTAATTTCAACACCACCATCTTCCATAGGTGTAATTTCTGTATCTCCTTGAGAAGGAATCTGTTCTTGAGTTTCGATAGTTTGTTCTATTGAAGCTTCTGGCCCCTCAATCTCAATAGTTTTTCTAACTTCGTTTGGAAGTGATTTGTCTATAGTTGCCATTTAATTTTCCTGAATTTGTTAATATAACCTTTTTATTTGGAACATTCAACCCTTGTGGGTTAGGTCCTCTTAGTGGTGGTATTGTTCTTGTTAATTTTTTCATCAATAATAACTTCTCTCTGTTCTTGGAAGTTCCTCATCTCTATAGTCTTCTGGGTGAGAAATCAAGCCACCTTGTCTAAATCTCATAACAGCTTGTGTCATAGAATCTACTAAATCGTCATGATCTCCATATGGAAAGGATGCACATTCCTCAATAACCTCTTGTGCAAACTGTTTAGATTTAGGTGCCCATATCATTCCAGATTCAAATAGAGGTGCAACAGCATTCACTCGTGCATGTTTATCATTACCTTTACTTGGTGAAAAATTAACAACGGGTATACCCATGCTTCTAAGTTCATAAGTTAATGGAAGTCCTGATGCTTTCGCTTCAACAAGAACTGTTTCAGGTTGCCAATACATATATTGTTCGTGGGCCAGGCGCCTTAATTCTGGAAACTCTAAACGCTCTTTCCTCGCATCTAGTAAAATTAATTGTGGACCAGAATCCTCATTTAAATGAAACACGCCCCAGGTTGTGATTGCAGAATAATCCGCGGTTTCTTTTTTCATGAATGCCGTATCATAAGATTGAATGACATGTTCAAGAGGTGGAATATATTCTTCTTCCCAATCTCTCCACCACTCACGTTTAATGATTGCTCCTTCTTCTGCAGTTGGATCTTGCATATATTGAGCATTCCATTTTGCAATACCAGCAGATGCTTTAACCGCAAGTAAATCTTCTAACTTCCAATATTCTGGCCATACTGGTTTACCTGATGGAAGGATCGCAGGAAACTCTACCACTTCCCATTGATCTGCTTTTTCTTCTGCTGCTTGGGCCTTGATGAGTTGTGCTGTTAAATCTTTTGTACTCCATCTAGTCATAACTAGAACAATACGTCCACCTGGCTGCAAACGCTGACGGGGTCCTGAAGTATACCACTCATATGCTTTATCAAAAGCTGTGGCTGAATTTACATCTTGCTCTGAATGTGGATCATCAATGATGAGTAGATCAGCACCTCTACCGGTCACCGCACCCTGGACACCGACAGCAAAATATTCACCACCTTGATCCGTTTCCCAACGGCCCGCGGCTTTTGAATCTTCTTGTAATCTTGTATTAAATATTTCTCTATATTCATTTGAGTCAATCAAGTTTTTAGTTTTACGACCGAAACGTACTGCGAGTTCTGCAGTGTGAGTTGCTTGAATAATTTTTAGTTTAGGATTATTTCCTATCATCCAAGCAGGTAAAAAGTAAGAAGCAAATTCAGATTTTGTATGCCTAGGTGGCATATTAATAATTAATCTTTTTAATTCACCAGATTGTAATCTATTAAATTTATCTGCTACTTCTTTATGATGAAAGCCTTCAATAAAATCTGGCCAAATGTATTTTACAAAATCTAAAAAATTATTTTTTATATTATTTTTTCTAGCCTTTTCTATACGATACAAAACATTTAATTTTGTTTCCTTTCTTACTTTAGGGTCAGCTATATTATTTAAATTTTTTATTTTTTCTATATCAAGCATAATGTTAATTATGGTACCTTAAAAACTATATACCCTACCCGGGTGTATAAATCCAGCACTAAAGGGTAATGTCTGGGACCCCTTTTTTTGTTTTACCCCCTCCCCCCCTCTTGCTTAAAAGGTATTTGCCAACCCCATGGGACCTCTTCCTTTTTTCTCCGGGTGGGACCCGCCCTCAAGTGTTTAGTGTAGTACAACTATAAAGTTAGTCAGCCACCACTACTAATAGCGTGTCATATATGCAACACACAAGTCAGTGCATTATTTTGTATAAAGATTTATTTCATTTGATAATCTTATTTTAATTAACGAAAGGAGAAATAACATGGCACTTACATACGACTACACTAAGGTAGTTAAAATGGATAAGTTCACTGATGAAGAACACAACAATGCATCTCGATTCGCATGGGTATTAATGGGAGTTGATATGAATAATGTTTGTGAAAAAAATGTTGATGAAATTGTTTTCAGATTATTATTTGCAAAACAATGCAATCAAAACTTTTTAATCGGTGACGTGACAAAAGACTCCCTTAAAGAGTATGTTAAAAACTATATCGGATATGAAACAAATGTCGGATATAAAACTAGAAACTCATATATGAAAAAAATAATGAGAATAGTTGAAAGAAGAATAAACTAACAACAATCGGGGTGGCGAAAGCCACCCCACAACTGAAAGGTATAATATGGAAAACACAATAAAACTAATACAAAAAATGAATAAAACATTAGTTGAGGTTATTCAATTTTTAGATTCTAATGGTCACTCAAATACAGACGTTAGAAAAAAAGTAGATACAATTTTAAATTTCACAAATGATTTAAAAGAGGAATCTAAAAAAGAAATAACAAATATTACCAGACACTACGTACAATAATGGATATAGATATTAACTTAACTGAAACTGTTTCCTGGACCTTGTGCCAGGAAACAGAGACAGCAGTCCAAGAGTGCGAGTTCCAAGCAAACTACATGACTGGAACTGACAACTCGCTTGATGATCTAGAAACAATATCAGAATAGTTTTAAGAATAGCGCCCGGAAATCTGGGCGCTATTTTTTTATTTTTTTTCTCCGGGTGGGCCCCGCCCACAAGTTTTTAGTTGAGACAACGCCCAGTTGTATGGGCGTTGCCTATTCTTAACGAAAAGAATTATTTAGAAATTTGAGTAAATGATTTTGGAACTCGCACCTCGATTTGTGCTTGACCAAACACCTGCTCTAAGTTCTTCCATACGTCCTCAATAGACAAGCCAGAGTATAAAATGTTCTTAGCGTCCTCTATTCCATTTTGTAGATATTTAAAGAACTTGCCCTTTTCAGAGTTCTTATATTTTTCTTCAAGTTCTTGTCGACAAGCTTTTTTAAGATTGTCTAGAACTTCATCTACAGTGTCAGCACGGCTTGAAATACTCCAGTCTCTAATGTCTGACCATTGATTAACCTTTTCAAGTAATGCTTGTTTTCTCTTAATAGCATTTTGATTAAGAGCAGTCTCTTTAGCGTCTTTACTTAACTTAAAGTCTTGATATTCCTTTTCAGCTTGTTCAGCGTCTTTAAGTAGTTTATCAAGTCTCAAAGTAGATACGAACTTATTGAAATCCTTTTCTAATTGTTTTTGAACTTCGATTTCGCACTGTGAACGTATCGCACTTTGCTTTTCTTGGAACTTGTTATTTATAAGTCGATCTAAATATTCAAGTTCTTGTTTTCTGATTGGTCTCATTTGTTTTCCTTTCGTTGTTTGTTTCGCATATTATATCCTATGTTATCCTATATTGTCAAGCTCTAAATTAATTATTTTTATTTTTTTTTCTTCGGGTGGGACCCGCCCTCAAGTGTTTAGTGTTTTTTTATGGGTGGGCCCCGCCCACAGGTGTTTAGTGTGCCTGCGACACTATGTCGCATTGACTTATTTGAATTCATTGACCTCGAATCACGGAGCTTGGAGAAATTTATTTATTGATAATAATGTAGGATAATATATTATTGCTTCTGTTGTGTGGAGCAAACTGGGATTAACCTGTATTCCACACAGCACAACGAAAGGAAAAATAATGCTTAAAAAAAGAGAGACATTTGTCGGAACCTTTTCTGAGGCGATGGCTTATGTTTTTCAAAATAACCTTAACGTTAAAACCAAAGAAAATAAACAGCTTCAAGCTGCGTTAGCTGAGATGTTGGCCAATGCTGATGAGGATTGTCCTAGTCAGTACAGAACCAAACATTTTCGCAATGCATTGAAGGATGGATATTCTTTGCTTAAAAAAATGGGTTATTTTGAAAGGAAAAAAAATGCCTAAAAAAACTTATACTATTGTAGCTTACTACAAAGAAAAATTTACTTATACTGTGGAAGCTGCAACTGAAGAGGAAGCTAAGGAAATAGCTTTAGAAAACCAAGCTGATTGGGAGAGGATGGATGAATTTATCAACCACGAACCCCCTATCATAGTTCAAGTTATGGAAGAATAATTTCTAACGGCGCCCTGACCAAGGGCGCCACAACCCCAAATAAAAAATCTAAAATATATAAGGCGCAAGCAAGCAAGCTCTAATTTTTTTTATTTTTACGGGTGGGACCCGCCCACAAGTGTTTAGTGGGCCTGCGACAATATGTCGCATTGACATAACCTCAGGTTGCATGAGCCTTGCATCAAGGAACAGGCAACAAGGCGCAAGATTAGAGTTGACAAGATGGGAGAATGTAGGATATAATTGAATCAATTTAACGAAGGAGAAAGAAACATGAAACTAACACCGTTTGAAGTAGCCAATATATTGGATGCTTTAGAAGAATGGTTTGTTAATGTTGTACCAAAAGAACTATCTGAGAAAGACATCGGTTTAGATGATTACAGGTATTCTATGATACATAGAAAATTAACAACCTTCTTAGAACAGAAAGAGGAGAAAAAAATATGAGTCACTTTTACGGAAAGATATCAGAGTCTGCACGTAAGCACGCTCCAACAGCTAGAGCTCACCACTCTTTAAGAGTGGAGGCGCAGAGCTGGCAGGGTAAAATAGTAACCCGTTTAAAACGTGATAAAGATGGGGACTACTTTGAAGTATGGCGAGAGCCACACGGCAGCAGCGGGGGAGAATACCTTCTGCTGGTCCAAGGTAGAATAGACCTAGCAGACAAATTTGCAAAAGCTTCCTAAACGTTGTAAACCTAGCCCCCATCCTGGGGGCTAGAGAATTTCCCGAAAAAATAAAAACTAAAAATTATAAGGCGCAAGCAGGCGACGGTAGCAAGCAGCAAACAAGCATCCAGGCGCAGGCACACGGTTTTTTTATTTCCGGGTGGGACCCGCCCACAAGTGTTTAGTGGTCCAAGGCGCAAGGCGCAAGGCACACGGGGTGGGACCCGCCCACAAGTTTTTAGTTGGGTGCGACGTTATGTCACATTGACAAAGGTTTCCTGAACCTTGGCCCAGGAGTCAGCAATCGGGGCACATGGTTCACGGTCCACAAGTTTCATGATATCGGATCCTCTATAAAGTTTTATGGCACAAGGACCGAGGGCCTTTTTTAAGATAAAAGTATTGTGTGGATGCTTCACGTGAAATGCAATTTGATGCGGACTGAAACGTATAATTTTACTGGAAGTTACTTTCAG